TAGCGTTCGCGTTCACAGCAGTTTTTGATTGCTCCATTTCTTGTAAATCTCCACGAGACATTTGAAACTCCGATTAACCTTTTTTAATCTATATTTATTTATAAATGCCTATTTTTCAAAGGTTGTTGAGGAAATTGTTAAACAGATTAAGTTTCTGTTCATCAAGTTGTCCTTGATCAACCAATGTATTAATTTGCTTGTAGGTCTTAGCAGCAAATTTTTCTCTCAAGATACCACCATCCCATACCCATTCTTTTCCTTCCATGATGCCTTCAACAAAAGCATCAGGTGCAGATGGATCAGCTACAATATCAGCAGCAGTTGCAAGCATGAAGTCATCACTTACAACATTCACCCCTTCTCTTGTGGGTTTGAGTGATCCAATTCCTCTAGAAGAAACACCCAACTTAACTCCCTCACTGATGAGAGACTCTGCAATTTTACCCATTGGAGTGGATAAGATTTTTGCTTTACCAATAAAGTTGGAACCACTTTCTTTGAGAGATACAATCTTGTGACTGACGCGATCCAGATTGACAGTTGGACCATCTGGATGTCCAAGTTCTCCAAGTGCCCTCCCAGATTGAACATGGTTTTCATTATATCTTTGAACTTCCTTTCTCAGGACGCTCATTGGATACATTCTTCCATTTCTATTCTGGAGATCTCCTTGTAGGAAGATCCCTTCAATGAACATTGACTTTTTACCGTTCTTCTCTTCTACGATAAAATCAACTGATTCAATTTCTTCTCTGATTAGTTTCATTTCTTAGGATACCTGTACTTGTTGGATGTATGCTTTACCAGTCCCTGCTTCAGATTTAACTGCAAATTTCACTGACTTTCTAATCTCAGTGTAATAATTAGCATCAAATACATCAGTCACAGAAGATGAATTATGATCCACAGTCATTCTGGTTCCATAGAAACCACCAACATTAGATGTATTGTTAATAGATGAAACTATCTTATGGGAAAAATTAAAGTTGGATTGACCAGCAGTGAGAGTAACTGCATCGCCAACTGCAAAAGGACATCCAGTGCCTTCTGGAAAATCAATAATTGTAGAAGTACCTGTTGTAATACCAGTTACTCTTTGTGCTCTTGTTGGTCCAATGCTAATTCTTTGACTGTCAGTAGAACCAACATAGAAGTTTTCATTTGTTGCTGTTGGATTAGTACCAATAGCAACATAAACTCCAACAGTTTCTGCTACAACTCTGATAGTATCAGATTGTTGTGAGACAGCAGAAGATTGAGCAGAGGTTGTACTTGTACTTATAGTAGTATTAATACCAACTGGTTTTAGAGCACTCATTATCTTAAAATAGTCCTATACAACTTATTTATTATTCTTGCTCTTCTGAACCCTGTTCAGAGTCAAGATCTACATCTTGATCAATCTCACCAACAGGTTCATCAGTATCCAAATCTACACTTTGATCAAATATAGACGCTGCTACTTTAGGTCTCATTGCAGCAACTTTCTCTGCTGATTTTGAGAATAAAATATCTTTAATTTTATCGCTAATCTGGGCTGATGATGGTTCATCAGACACCATTAAATCCATTAATTCTTCCATGACTTGTAGTATTCAACAGTTTTATTTAGATTTCACCACCAGCAGGTGTTTCTGGGGGCTCTGGTTCTTTTGGTGATGTGGGTGCCTGAATGGCATTAGCACCATTAGTTGGTGCTGGTGCTGGCATTCCATCAGGACCCATGGGCATAGCCATTGGATCCATGATCTTACCATCTTTAATCTCCTTCTCTATAATTTCATCCTGCTCAATGATTTCTTGATCAGTCTGTCTAAGAATATTTCTTCTGATATAATCTTGTGAGTAGTACTTACCAATATATGGTTCAGCAGCTGCTGCAAGATTAAGTCTCTCTTGAAGAAGTTCTGCCTCTTTGAGTTCAGCAAAGTGATTATCATATAAGAAGTCATACTGAATATGATCAGCCATCATCTCCCAATCTTCAGGAGTTACAACATTCTTTAAAAGAAGTTGAGTTCTCAGAATATCATTGAAGAGAGCAGAGAATCTCTTTCTCATTCTACCCACAAACTTGGAGAACTTGATTTCATCCCTCAAAATTTCAGATGATCTTCCCAGTGAGAAACCACCATCACCCATAATTCTAGTTTCAGGTACATTCAATGACCTGTAAAGTTTCTTTTGGAAATAGTTAATATCAGTAATTTCACCAAGATTCTGACCACCAGGAAGTGTAGTGATTTCAGTTCCTCTGCCACCTTCTCTTCTAGGCAACCAGAAGTCCTCCATCATAGACATGAACTTTTTGTCATCTCTAATTTCACCAGTATTAGCATCATATACCAGTTTATTTCTATATCTGGTCATCACATCACGCAGATATTGTTCTGCTTTCATCTTAGGAAGATTACCAACATCAATATAGAAAATTCTTCTTTCTGGTGCTCTTGAAAGTCTGTAAATTACCAAAGCATCCTCAATCATCATTAGTTGATTAAGTGGTTTGATTGCTTTGTGTAACCAGGAAAGGGTGAGACCTCTGTTTCTATCTACAAGTCCAGATGTACAATAAGCAATTGACTCTCTAGTCATTCTTACACCTTTTCCTCCTCCACCACCATAACCACCTGTGTTTGAACCTCTACCACTGGTGATTGATGGGTTGTAAATAAAATATTCTTCTACATCTGGGAAGTCAAATGTTTGAGGATTTTCTTTATCAAAGTTTCTACTCAAACTTTGAGCACTATCCTTTCCTGTCTTTTTAAGTTGTCTGACATATCTCATCTTAGCAGAGTCAATATATCTCAACTCTTGAATACCATCTTCTGGTCTTTTAGTATCAATTACTTTGTTGTAGTAAATTCTACCATCAATATACCAGTTTCTAAAAATTTCATGTGACTTCTTATCAAAGTCCAGCAGTTCAAGAATATATTTAAACTCTTCTCTTACAATTTTTTTAATCTTATCACTAGCATTCAAATTAGACAGTTCAATCTGCACAGGACTGTCATTTGTATCTGAGACAATTGCTTCATTTACAATATCTTCAATTGCACTATCAGTCTCTGGATATAGAGACATTGATCTATATCTTCTAATTAGATCTCCTTCAGTTCTATATACGCCTTCAATATCTACATAGCTACCAAAAAACCCAGTGCTAACAAAGTTCTCTGATCCATCCTGATTATTAGGAGGGATTGGAGATATAACACTGGGTGGTGTCTTCTCATTGTCTTCAATTGAGAATCCAAATAACCTTGCCATTTCAAAAAAAATACTAGGAGTTGTCTCCTAGTATTTATAACTCATCTAATAAATGGTTTCTCTTTGTTCTTACCATTCTTATTAGCACTTCTGCCAACTTGAACATATTGAACAGAGAATGTTACCTGGAACTCCTCATAAGCATTGGTGCTATCATAGTTCAGGTCAATTTCAGAGATGTTATTTGGCCAAATATCAAAGAACTCATAAGTTCTAAGAACTTGTTGTTTTGCATTTTCACTTGGTTTTGCACCATCTCTATCAAACCTCTCATCACCTCTACCAAGTTGCTTAACAATACCCTTACACATGTAAGAACTAGGTCTTGTTGGACCCATGCCATTGTTAAGTCTGTTGATAGCATTTGACCAAGCTTCAAATCTTGATCTCAGTTTGAAGTTTTCATCATTGATGACTGTGATTGTCCAATCAGCAAAGGTTCTATCTCCAGCAACTTTTAGAATTCTTCCTCTAAAGGGAATTTCTACTGCTGCAACTGTGGATGCAGGGATTTGAGCTGCTTTACATAAGAAGTTAAAATCCTCTCTTTCATCCTTATCCCATACCTTTCTGCCTTGACCACCACCACCTCTCTGAGGTTGGTTTCTCACAGCAGTTGGAAATTTAGGAATGTGAACCTCAAATAGATTGGGCCTTGCGGCCCCTCCTTTGAGTTTGTTTTTGAATTCGCTTAGTGTCTTGACTCGCATTGGTTTTATTCCTCCTAAAGTTTGTAATAATAATGAATTATCTACCTGTTACTTCTTCAGAGATACTAGAACCTTGTCTAGTAGCAACGAAGTTCAGAGTAA